ACCAATTTTAGCTGGTGTTTCCCAAGGTCTGTAATTATGATTCGGTTTGAAAGCAAAGGGCATAGTCATAATGTAATGAGTAAAAGCAGAACCAACTACAGTCCTTACTGAACGAGAGATTGACTTTTCTATTTTAAGAGTCTCAAATTTAGTAAAAACAGGAGATGGCATAACAAAAGAATAGGATGCTTTAAAAACTTCATAAAACTTCTTGATAGTAGCTTCTTTACCACCAAGAAATTCAATAACATCAGAACGTTTTAACTGTTTTTGACGTCCAGCTGCATCCTTTTTATAAAAACCAAAACCAAAATTGAACTTTTTAGTCCAATTTTGGTAAATCTGTCTAAAAGTAGCTAAACTTGAGTTGGCATACTGTGCTTTAAAAGCAACCCAAGTATCCTCTATGTTCTTATCAACTTCATCTTTAGGCACATCATCAACCAATTTACCAGTAAAATATCTGGCTGTTGATTTTAATTCTTCAAAAACCCCTGTAAAAGTTGATGTATGAATATTGCCAACAATTTCCGGAAAGAAATCATAAGGCAACCAACTTCTATAAGTAATCTTGGGCTTTGACCTGTGAATTTGGTTATTGGATGTTGCAAAAAGGAAATTTTTCCAAGATCCCCATTCAGCCAAATAAGAAGAAGATTCAGGCCCATCTAAGGAATCAATAAAGGTTTGTTGAACAGGGAATCCAATCCCTTTTAAAGTAACATAAGTGGACCGGATAGAATCAACACTTGGGGCTCTATAAGTTCCCTGAATATATTCCGGTAATCTAATTTTATCTAACTTTTCAACCATCTTTAAAACAGAACGACGAGTCATAGAAACCCAAGTTCTAATAAAAACAGTATGAAGTTTAAAATTTGGTTTATTTAAATCTTCAGAACTGCCATAGGTCCCCAAATAAGCCATCCCCACAAGGCATCCTAAAGAACAAAAACGGAGAATCTTTGAAACTTCTAATCTAAAATTAGTTGTATTTGCCAAAATATAGCCCATAAAAGTAATTTGAAAATCAAAAATATGGTTAGGCATAATAAATGGGATTAAGGAATAACAAAAAGTTCTAAAGAAAACAATAGGTGCAAAAAGCAACCCTCCGATTGTCTTAGAAAATACAACCAAAATTCTATTAATTATAAACAAACCTAAAACTAAAAATAGGAAACAAAATTGGATTCTAGAAAAACCAATGATATCCTTTTTAATCAGAGACGTCAATTCAGAGTCAGAAAGGTTTTCAATATGGTTCAATCCAGCAACATAAGCCAAATGACCAGCATCTTTTAGGAAATAAACTCTTTTACCAAGACGGTTAATAAAAATTGACCTAGCCCTTAATAAAAGATACTGCTTCTTAAAAGTTGGGAAAACAAAATCCCTAGTGAAATAATAAGGTATAACAATTAAATCTAATGGTAAAATGAAGAAAAA